CATTACAGCTTTTTCTCTCGTAAAACAAAAACTTCTTTAAAACAGAGATTCTTCGTTTCACTCAAGATGACGAAAAGAGAACTCAAGATAACAGTAGAGAATGCTTTTTATATTAAAGTTATTTGTTTGAATTTTATAAACTCGATAGAAAAAATGTAAGTTTGTGTAGAAAAATGGTGGATTTAGCAGAATATTAAAAAAAGTATTTAAATACCTACAAAATAGGTATTTTATGTTTTAAAGTAACCCACTAAATAACCCACTTATATACAAAATTTTTTAATATTAAAATCCGATTAAAAGTGCTATGAATATACTTATTAAAATCCGATTAAAAAACATATGCGGTTTTATTATATTCCGCTGAAAATAAACACGATGGTATTGTGCAATGCTTATTATAGAATAGCGCTTAGAGAAATAATGTAAAATCACATTTTATTTTTTACATTCTTAGTAAGAGCAATAAATATTCCAAAATTAAAAATTTTTTATAATGATTTAAAAGTTTATTATATGAAAATTAGCTATAATCTCATCAACTACTAAATCCTACTATAGCTTTTTAAAAGAAAATATATGTTTAATAAAAAAGATATTATTGTTAATGCAGTGCCTGTAAAGCTTTTTGCAAGTAATTTAGGTTTGTATGATAATTTTTACAGAAATGTAAATGAGCTTAAAAGTGGTTTTAAAATCAAACAAGTAGGAAGTAATTTTTTTGTTTTGCTTCCTGATTGGTTTATAAAATTGCTAGAGGTGGGCTATGATTGTTATGTGATTAAGCCTTATGATGATTTTAAATATGAATTTAAAGTTGAACTTTCTAAAAAAACCGAGATAGGATTTTATAAAAATGACAACCTATAAACTTTGTAAATGTGGAAAGAAAATACAAACTCATTTAAGTTCTTGTAAAGAGTGCGATAAAACTCTTAAGAAAATAGCAAATAAGAGATATGATTGTTTTAAAAGAGATAAGGCAAGTTCAGATTTTTATAATAGCACGGCTTGGAGAAAATTAAGAAATGCTTTTATAAATAAAAATCCATTTTGTGTGAAGTGTGGAAAGTTTGCAAAAATTATAGATCATATTGCGCCAATTAAACAAGGTGGTGAGAGACTGAGTGAAGAAAATTTGCAAAGTTTATGTATGGCTTGTCATAATGAAAAGACTAAAAACGAGCTTAAGGGATGGGGTATGCAATCTCTATGAAAGCCCAAAAAATACACCGAAGTGGTAGACACGAAAAAATGTGAGCCAGTTTTTTATATAACGCTATACTTAACCTACCAATTAACCAACCAAAACACAAGCAAAGTAAGGTAAAATCTTTATTTGAAATTTTTATTTTTATCAAAAGCGTTCTAAAAAAGCCAAATTTTGCTTTAAGTTAACTAATACGCATTTTAACGCCTTAAAATATCATTAAAATACAAATAAAAAAGGCGTTTAATGCAAAAAGAATTTTTAAACATTGATGAGGTTTTACAAATTTTAAACATCAACTCCAAAAATTATTTAAGCAGATATTTAAAGAAAAATGGCATAAAAGTATTAAAAGGAAAAGCTAAACCCTATCCAAAAGATGAAATTTTAAGACTTGCTAAAAAAAGACAAGATGAAAATCATTACAATTCCAAGCAAAACGAAGTGATTTTGTATATCGATGAAAATTCGATAAAAGAAAAGCCAAAGGCAAATAAAACAGAGCAAACACAAACGCAAGATGATTTTAAGCCTTTAGATTTAGAAACCATAGAGCAAGAACTCACACAAAAAACTATCAAAGATTTAGAAAATTTAGGCATTTATAATCCTTTAGAAAATGATATTATCAAAGCCTATGTTAAAAATCTCATTTTTTTAGAATGCACGAGCAAGGAAATGGAGAAAAAAGGTTTTACAACAAGCACAGATAAAGGAACGCCTATCGTAACACCTGAGCTTGTAGCTTTTAACTCTTTAACTAAAAATGTCATAGGCTTAGCAAAAGTTTTAGGCATAGGCTCTCCAAATCGTGCAAGGCTAAATTTAAAAGAGAAAAAAGAAAAATCAGCCTTTGATGTGCTTTTAGAAGATGAAAGTTAAAATATGGATAAATTACGAGCAAGAGAAGATATACTAAATTACGCTTTAGCTTATGCTAAGCAAAAAAACAAAGAATTTGAAAACTCGCCCTTTTATATCGATGAAAAAATAGCTAAAAAAGCGGTTTTATTCATCTCTCTTTTAAAGCACACCGATGGTGAATTAGCCGGTAAGCCCTTTCAGCTTTTAAATTTTCAAATCGAGTTTATCATCGATATCATCGCCACTTATTCTAAGGAAAAAAATGCTAGAAGATATTCTTACGCTTTGCTTTTTATTCCACGAAAAAATGGTAAAACCGAGCTAATCGGAGCTATTTTGCTTTATTTTTTATTTATTGATAAAGAAAAAGGTAAAAAAATATATTGTGCCGCAAACGAAACCGAACAAGCAAAATTAGTTTTTAGTGCCGCTTCGTCTATGGTAAGCCAAGAAGAAGAATTAAATAAATTGTGCTATCAATACAAAACATATAGAGAAATACGCAAGAAAAATGCCAAATTTGAAGATTTTATTAAGGTATTAACCGCAACAAGCGAGACAAAAGATGGTTTAAGACCTTATGTTTTTATTTACGATGAGCTTCACGCTGCTAAAAATGGCGATTTATATAAGGTTTTAGAAGAAGGAACCGCAAGCCGTGCGAATTCTTTATGTATAGTCATTTCAACGGCAGGATATAATCATTTTGGCGAGATGAAAAAGCAATATGATTACTGCAAACAAGTTAAAAATGGCATTATAAACGACCCATCAACTTATGCAAAGATTTATGAGCCTGATACCCATGATGATTGGAACGATGAGAAAACTTGGATTAAAGTTAATCCAGCCTTAGGCTATGGCGTAAAGCTTGAAAAATTAAGAGAATATTATCAAAAAGCTTTAGCAAACGCAAATGATGAAGTAAGTTTTAAAACAAAACATTTAAACATATGGACTTCAAATGCCACTTCTTTTATAAAAGATGATGATTTTATGAAATGTAGCCTTAAAGAGCTTGATTTAAAAGGTGATGTTTATGTTGGGCTTGACCTTTCTACTACTACTGATTTAACCGCTTTGGCTTTAATTTGTGAAGTGGATAAAATCTTGCATGTGGATTTTAAATTTTACGCACCAGAACTTAGTGCAAGAGAGAGAAGTAAAAGAGATAAAGTGCCTTATTTAGAATGGGCAAAACTTGGCTTTTTAACTCTAACGCCAGGTAATAGTGTTGATTATGATTATTTAATCAACGATATTTTAGCTCTAAATAAAAAAATTAATATCAAAATGATAGGTTATGATCCATGGAATAGCTTAGAAGTAGCCAAAAAATTAAGCGATGAAAATATAGAATGCGTTCAGATTAGGCAAGGTTTTGCAAGCATTAGCGAACCTTTAAAAGAATACCAAATCAGAGTTTTAAAACAAACTTTAAATCACAATAACAATCCCATCTTTAGATGGTGCAATTCAAATTTAGTCATTGATCAAGATGCAAGAGAAAACATAAAGCCTGATAAGAAAAAATCAAGCGAAAGGATAGATGCAATTTCAGCTTTAGTCACTGCAATCGCTACTAAAAACAGCATAGAAAAACTAAAAATCAATGTTTATGAAAAAAGAGGCGCGAGGTTTTTATAGCTTAATGAAATTAGAAGTAAAAATGAGTAAAATTATATTTTTCAAGGAGTTTTTTTTGATAAATTATAATGATAAATTTGATAAATGGAACAATGAAAAGAAAAAGCTACAGACAAAAGAAAATAAAATAATAAGCATAGGTAAGATTTATTGGGTTAGCATAGGACAAAATGTAGGCAGTGAAGTTTATGGAAAACATAATGACTTTAAAAGACCAGTTTTAGTTTTAAACAAAATATACATTAAAGATTATGTTAATCTTTTTGTTGGCATTCCACTAACAAGTAAAATAGAAAATAAAACAGGCTTTCTTTATCATCACTTCACAGATAGTAAAAACAGAAAGCAAGTAGCTCTATTATCGCAAGTAAGAACTTTTGATACCAAAAGAATAATAAGCTTTTACAATGGAAAAATCAAAAAAGAAGATTTAGAAATAATTAGAGAAAAAATAACAAATAAAATAATATCCCCGCACTAAGACGGGGTAACTCATAAATGAGCCAACTCTCCTTCTCAGAAGAAGTCTAAAACCTTGTTTTTTAAAGTTTTACAATTCTTATGATCGTAAAAATTATAACATTTTTTTTCTAAAACGCACTTTAATGCCTTAAACTTTTTCTAAAATAAGCAAAAAAGGTTTTGATATGTTTAATAAATTAAGATCATTATTTGCAAAAAAAGAACAGTTAAGAAGCGATGAATTAGTTAATAGTGTTGATTTTTTTCTAAATGATAAAATAAAAGCTGAAGAGCTTTCGGCGGTAATTGCGGCAATTTCAAACATTAGTGAGACCATAGCATCTTTGCCTTTAAATTTATATCAAAGGACGACTGATGGAGCAAAAATTGCTACAAATCACCCCTTGCATGAACTCATAAAAATTGCTCCAAATGAAACTATGACGCCATTTACTCTTTTTGAGGCTTTTATGGTGCAAATGCTAATTTATGGTAATGGTTTTTTATATCCTGTAAGAAAAAGAAATGGTATGGTGTATTCTATTGAGCTCATAGAAAACAAAGATATTAATATTTTTAAAATGAAAGGAAAATATTTTTATCAAAGCTACTCAAAAAGTGGCAGTATTGTTTTAAATTATGATGAGGTTTTAAATGTGCCTTATCACACTAAAGACGGTGTAAAAGGTATCGCACCACTTAGAAAAAGCAAAAATACTGCAGAACTTGCTACAGCTATAGAGCAACACGGACTTAGCTTTTTTAAAAATGGAAGTTTTACAAGTGGTGTTATATCTGTGCCAAATGAATTAAGCGATGAAGCGTATTTGAGGCTAAAACAATCTTTCAAGGAAAATTATAGCAAAAAGAAGGCTTATAATATCTCTATTTTAGAGGGTGGCTCAAGCTATACGCAAACCACAAGCGCAAATAAAGACAGTCAGTTTTTAGAAAGCAAACAATTTCAAGTGATAGAAATTGCAAGGCTTTTTAATATTCCGCCACATAAACTTGGGGATTTAAGCCGTGCAACTTTTTCGAATATCGAACAACAAGAAACAAATTACATGGTACAAACCATCACGCCATTAACAACCAAAATCGAACAGGCTCTAAATCGCTTTTTATTAAATCAAAGTGAACGAAGACAGTTTTATTTTAAATTCAATATCAATGCTATTTTAAGAGCTGATAGCTCTTCAAGATGGGAAAGTTATGTAAAAGCTTTAAGTAATGGTGTGATGAGTATAAACGAAGTAAGAGCCTTAGAAGAAATGAACCCAATTGATAATGGAAACGATCATTTAATACCACTTAATCTTGCCAAAATAGACCGAAAGGGAACGCAAAATGGTTGAGGTAAAAGGCTTGAATGAATTAATGAAAGATTTGCAAAATATAAATAAGAAAGCTTTGCCAAATGCGGCTAAAAAAGGTGCTTTAGAAACCGCAAAAGAAATCACAAATGATTATAAAAGGAATATTCCTAAACAAAGCGGACTTTTAAAGCAAAGTGTTAGAGCGGTTTCTAGTTATACTTTAGAAAAAGGTGTTTATCGTGCAGCAGCAGTTGTTTTTAGGATGAAAAAAGTAAGTAAAAAAAGATATGAAGCCTTAAAAAGCTCTAAAAAATGGACGCAAGAAAAGAAAAATGATAAAAAACAAAGGATTGATTATTATGCAAGTGCATACTATGCTCACTTTATAGAGTATGGGTTTTGGCATAAAGGTGGAGTGAAAAAAAGTGCAAAAGGAAAACCAAATACAAGCGGAAAAACCACTTTTGTAAAAGGCACTTATACCATGCAAAAAGCAAGAGATAAAATAGATCCAGAAGCAAATATCATTATTGAAAGCAAATTAAATAATGAGTTAAATAAACTAGGATTTTAAATGAAAGATTTTTTAAGTGAAATTTTAAGAGCATTAAAACAAGCATTAAATGTTGAAATTTATCCACTTTCAAGAGAAAAAGAAAAAATGCAAAACGCTTTTATCATCTATGAAGTGCTTAGTGAAGAACTTATTTTGAGTTTAGATGATAAGATTTTAAACAAAGATTTTGAATTAAATTTACGCCTTTATGCACCAAAATATAAAGATTTAAGAGAATTAAAAAGTAAATTGGAAATTTTTGTTTTAGATTTTCATAAAAAACCGATTGAATTTTTAATTAATGGCGAAGAAAAAGACGAACTTGGCGGATTTTTTATGAGTGAGATTTTTATCACTTATCGTTTGTAAATTTCTTTTCTATGCCCCATTTTAAGACAAGGTATGGTTAATTTTTCATCATCATTTAAACAAATTAAGCGATAATCATTTATTCTATAACGCCATAAACCTTTTTCATTCATTAAACTTTTTAACGAGTTAAAGTAAATTATAAAAACTTGAAAAAAGTGAGTAAAAAATCCTAACACGCATTTTAATGCCTTAAACTTTTTCTAAAATCTCCTTACATTACTACTTATATAAGGAGAAAAAATGTCAAAAGACAAAATAATTACAGATGCCCCAGATGTGCAAGGGCTTAGAGTTTTGGTTTTATCACGCGGGATGGAAGCAGCACAAAAACAAGCCATACAAGCAGGATTTTTAACCAGTATTTCAGGCATTAAAGGCGGGACTAGAGAAAGTCAAAAACTAAGCCCAATTAACGATAGGGATTATGAAGAGATTAATTCGGTAGGCAAAAAAACTTCAGCTACAGTTAATATGAACCTGCTTTATAAATTCATAAAAGATGACAAGCTTGAAAGTTACGAAGGTGTGCATTATCTTGAAAAAGCTTTTGAAGACAATGAAGAAGTTTTTATCATCGTAGAGATTAACGATGAGAGAAAAACTACACTCAAAATCAAAATAAAACTCACAGCATTTGAACTTCAAAGTGAAGCAAATAATAAATTTAGCGCAAATATTACAGCAGAAAAAATCGGCGAAGCAAAAGATATCACGCCTTTTAGATTTGAAGAGGGTGAAAATGTAGAACATACAACAGTTGCTTTAAATGTAGGCGATGTGATGAGCGATAAAAAAGGCAAAATTATTTATTTTTATACAAAAGAAAGCACATTAGAAAAACCAGAGCTAAACGATGAAAGATTGGTTTATGTTTTTGATGAGGTGCGTGGTGTCGTGCCAAATCCTAGCACGCAAACCTTTAATGAAAATAATGAATTTATAATCACAAAAGAAGCGGACAAGGCTTGGGAAAAGGAAAGCGATACAAATGTAGTGCATGAGATAAAAACTGAGCCAGTGCGAGGACAAACTTACGAGGAATTAAAAGGTAAAACAGTATATTTTTATCCAAATGCTTTAACTCTTAGCTATCCAGCTAATGCAGATATTCGTAAAAAATACACTATAGATCAAAGCACAGGCAATGCAAGTGCAGCAGAAGAGCAAACTTTTGCAAATGGAAATTTTAGTGCAACACTTTCTTTAAAGGGTAAAAAATGAAATTCAATGATTTTTTAAAACAAAACTCATTAGGTAAAAAGGAAATCAGCATTGATGATATAGATGAAAAATTTACAATTCGTCAGCTTTCCATGGTCGAGCAATTAGAAATTATGGAAAAAAATGGCATAGAATTGCAAGAAAAAAAAGAGAATAAAATCAGCGTTGATTTAATTAAAAGAAATTCAAATTTTAGAAAAGAAATCATCTTGAAATGTTTGCTTAGTCCAAAAATCGATGAAGAAACTTTTGACAATCTTAATCAAGAGGGCTTAAATCTCTTCTCAAAAATTGCAGATGAAATCTTAAAATTTACAAATGAAGTCCCAAAGCAACAGAGCAAGGGCGATTAGTCTATCGCCTTGCCCTTGCTCTTGGGCGTAGTGTAGGCGAGTTGCAAAGAAGTATAACACAGGCTGAATTTAATGAGTGGATGTATTTTTTAAGCACTGAGCCTTTATCAAGCGATAGAAATGAAATACAGATGAGTATTTTGCTTAATATGTTAGCTTCTTTTATGGGTGCAAAATGCACAAATGAAGACTTTTTGCTAAGCACTCATTTAAAACATACTAAGCAAGAAACTAACAAGGTGCAAAAAGTAGATATTAAAAAATTACAAGATGACTTTTTAAATCTTTTGGGGTGAGAAATGGTTTATTTCTATATTAAATTCTTTTTCGTTTGGATAATTTTGCAAAATTTGCTTAAATTGTTTTGTGTAATCATTGCCGAAAGCATTGTATTTAACTACAAATTTCAAAGTATTAGCACTTATCAAAATGCTTTTCACTTCTTTATTTTTGACAAAATTTTCAACCGCATTTTTAAAGATATTAAGCTCATTTTTACAAATTTGATATTCATTGAGAAAATTTTTATTTTTAAGGATTTTTTGGCTTTTAATTTTCATCAAGAAAAATATAAAAAGCAAGAAAATAACTATCCCAAAACTAAGCGGAATATAAGAGAAAAACATAATTTAAAAGCTCCATTTTTAATTTTAAATTTTACTCAAAAAAACTAAAAGGAATATAAATGGCTAAAAATGTTAAAGTCGGCGTTAGTGTAGATACAAATAGCGGTGTAGTAAGCGTTGGAAATTTAAATAAAAGTTTCGAAAAGCTCAATCAAAGCACGCAGTATGTAAAAAAATATAACAAAGAGCTAGAAAATAGCCTTTTAGGACTTTCAAAAAGCGTTATTGATATGAATGCTCATTTAACACAGGCTTATCAAGGTTATAAAGCTTTAGCACCAGATGTTTATAATTTTTCTCATTCTTTTATAGAATTAAATGCTCAATATGAAAAAACTAAGAAAAATATCGCATCGCTTATTGCCACTAATTCATCAAATATAAGTTCCACAGGTAAGGTTTTAAAAATACAAGAAAAATATCAACTATCCTTAAAAGAAGGCGGTAAAACCTTAGAAAAATTTAATATATTGTCTCAAAAATCAGGGTATGCGGTTTCAGATCTAGCTGATATTTTTCAAAGCTTCTATGCTGGAGCGGCAAAAAGTATGAATTTTGATCAAAGCGTAAAAAGCTTTGAAAATTTAATGCAAACACTAAAAATTTCAGGTTTAGGCGTAGAACAGCTAAAAATGACCATTGATGGACTTGGAAGCGGGGCTGTGATAGCAAGCTCAGATCTTGGTAGATTTTTAAAGCAAATTGGGCTTACCAATGAGGCTATCAAGGAAGCTAATGAAAGTGGTAGTTTATATGAACTAATTATGAAAAAAACAAGTGAAAATGTAAAGGTAGCAGAGCTTGCTTTAGGCTCTTATGAAGATAATGTTAATCTTTTAAGATCAAATATCAATAAATTTAAAAGAGAATTGAGTGAACCTTTATTTGAAAATATCAATCAAAATTTATCTCAATTAAATACCTTTATATCACAAAATGAAGAACAAATTCAAGATTTTATAAAAACTTTACAAAATATAGCCCCATTGCTTGTAAATATAGGCATAGCTTATGCAGGTTTAAAGGTTTATTCAAAGCTTTCTAATATTTTGACAAAAGGTTTTTTGGATTTTAGAAAATCAATCATAGAAAGCACAAATGCGCTTTATATGCAAAAAGTGCAAATGCTATCAAATACTCAAAGTATTAATAAAATTAATAAAAAAACTTTACTTTTGGGACAAGGTTTTAAAAGCTTGGCTAATCTAGCTAAACAAGCCATTCCTTTAGTGCTGATTGAAAGGCTTTTAAGTTTAGAGAGTGCTTTAGATAGAGTTGAGGAAAAAAATGCCAAAATCAACGCAAATTTTAAATCAAAAGTCGAATTTAGTAGCATTGATGAGTTAAAAAATTTGCAAGACGAACTAGAAAATCAAATAAAAACTATAGAAAATATAGGGCTAAAAAACACGCAATTTGGAGATCTATTAAGCGAATACACTTTTAAGTCTATTGGAGATTTTTATAAACAAATAAGCGACAAAGCATTTAAAAGCTTAGGGATTATGCAGGAAAGAAACATTAGCGATTTAAAAGTCCAAGCGGATCTTATGCAAAAATTAGCAGCTATTAACTACGAGCTGGAAAATAAATCAAAAAGTCAAATAAAGCTACAAAATATAGAAAGCTTAAATAAAGAATTAAGCAATGCTGTAAATTTACTTCAAGAATTAAAAGCTCCTGAAATTAAAAGCGATAAGATAGAAAAAACTAGCAAAGCTGTTGCTGTGCTTAATGAAAAATTACTTGAACTTGTAAGCATGAAAGGTTGGGAAAATAATGATAATTTAGTTGCGCAAGTTGACATTATTTCTGAAGCTTTAGCAAATAATAATGCTTATGAAGAGGCAAATAATAAACAAGAGGCTTTAAAAAAGGCAGAACAGGCTAAAAAAGATTATATTGAACGCATCAAAGAACAAAACAAAGCCTTGAAAGAAATTTCACAAATTGGATTAAGTGAATATGATAAAAAATTAGGAGAAATTAATGAAAAATTAAAAGAGTGGGAGAAATTAGGCATTGATAAAAACAAACTAATACAAGCAGAAGAAAGCCTTAAAATCAATCTTGATCTGGAAAGTGCGAACAAAGAATTTGAAGAAGCTAAAAATTTGATGATTGAATTTTACGAAAGCATAGGCAACAAACAAGAAGCTTGGGCTTTAAAAGAGATTGAGCTTAGAGAAAAATATGCAAATTTGCTTACTCAAGGGCTTATAGGCGAAGAAGATTTTAAAAAAATGATAAAAGTAAACAAAGATGCTTACATGCAAATGGGCAAAGACGCTAAAAAACAAATGAGCGAAACCGAAAAAGAATACAACAAAATGATAGCCAATATGCAAAAAACTATCGAAAGTAGCTTTTTTGATTTTATAAATGGAAAAATAAAAACTTTAAAAGACTTGTTTAAAGACTTAGGAAAAACTATTTTGCAAGACTTTTTAAGCCCTTATATTTCAGCACTTAGTGGCTTTTTATCTAAGGCTGGAAGTGGAATTTTAGGTGGCTTATTGCCAAATTTTGCTTTTGGAAGTGGTGGCGCAACAACTAATGGAACTATTAATACAGGAATTAGCTCGGTTGTGGATTTTGCAAATAGCAATGGATTAAAATTTAATGATGAGACAGGTAAATATGAAGGCATTGTGAATGGCACTGAAGTTATCATGGATAAGGCTGGAAATATCGAGCAAGGCTCAAGTGTATTTAATGATATCTCAAACATAATGAGCGGTGCTGATGCCTTAGAAGGAATTATGAGTGGCGAGTGGATAGAAAAAGCTGGTGCTACTTGGGATAGTATCACTTCTTGGCTTGGAAGTAGTGGTAATGCTGGTGGGGATTTTAGTGCGGCTTTGGCTGATGATTTTGCCTCTGCACTGCATGGAAGCGGGAGTGATTTAATCACTCAAACAGGCTCAATGTTTGATAATCTTGGCTCTACTATAAGCAATGGTTTTAATTCTTTATTTGATAGTTTAGGAAATTGGATTAATTCTATAGGCGCTTTTGGAAGCAATCTTTTGGCTAACGGCTCTGCTTATTTGGCAAATTGGTTAGGACTTGGAGCAAGCTTTAGCAACGGTGCTTCTTTAGCAGGTATGGGTTTAAGTGGTGCAAGTGGTGCTTTTTCTCAAGGTTTAGGTGGTGGGCTAGGCTTTATAGGCGGAACATTAGCTAATGCGGCTATGGGTGGGCTTTTAGGCTATGGTATAGGAAGCCTAGGAGACTGGCTTTTTAATGCTAATACCCATGCAGGAACTGGAGGAGCTATAGGTGGAGCGATAGGCTCTGTGATATTACCTGGCATTGGCACTATAGTTGGTGGGCTTTTAGGAAGTGTGATTGGTGGAATTTTTGGTAAAACTAAGGCTACTGGTAGTGGTTTGCAATTATGGGAAGATATTAATTTTGGGGATTATTTTTCTCAAGGAAATTTACAAAGCTATATTGATTATGAAAAGAAAGGTTGGTTTTCATCAAAAAGCTGGACTGAATATCAAAATATAAACGATGAAAAAATAAAAGAAATTAATAAAGTTTTAGAAAATCAATACGCAACACTTGTAAAGCTAGGAGCTAATTTAGATAAATTTGAAATCGCAGCAGGTAAATATGCGAATAATTCTTTATTTGATAGTGCTTTGCCTAATTCTTTATTATGGAGTTTTTTAAACACAAATGATAGAAATGTTTTCAATCAAAACATATCAGCCATAAAAGCACAGGCAAAAGAAAACGGCATAAGTTATGCACAACAACTTGCTAATCAATTTGGCACTTTTATGCAAATGCAAAGTCAAATTTTAAGCGAGATTTATAAAAATAATCCTGCTAAAGTAGCAAAAATAGCCCTAGATGACACAATGTATGCGCTTACAACTTCAATAAGAAATGCAACAGGTGGCTTTGAATTATTTGGTTTAAAAGAAGATGAATTTAATAATATAGCTCAAATCAGTGCAGAAAAGCTTAATGAAGCATTTAATGAAAGCTTGAGAAATGATTTTAGTCCTGAGAATTTACAAACTTGGCAAAATATATTTGAGGCTTACGCTAAGGCACAAGAGCAAGTGAATAATTTATTAAATTCTATCATACAAAAAACACAGGAGCTTATGCAAATCAATCAGAGTTTTTTAGGAGCAAATGGAATTTCAAACAGTGTTTTTGAAGTAAATAATCTAATGAATTCTTACGCAATCTTAATGAGTGGTTTAAAAGATGATTTAAGTGAGAGCGAAAAAGAAATGCTAAGCGATATATTTAGTGCCAATGATAAACTTTTAGCCTTAGGTTACGAGGGATTGAATGAGTTTTTAAGCACAGGCAATACAGAACTTAGAAAGCAACTTGTAGAAATTATCACGCAATTTAAGCAAATAAGTGATGCACAAAATGGTTTAATTTTTTCAAGCGAACATTTAAACAAACTTGCTGAGGTAGAAAAGCTTATTAATGCTTATGAAAGCGAAGATGGAAGCAAGTATGCTGATCAAGTGAAATTAAATGAAAATAATAAACTTTTAGAGAAATTAAATGCCGAGCTTGGCATTTTAAATTCTTTAGGAACTTTTAGTGCGAATTTAATCAATCAAACCGTAAGTACAAGTGAGAGTATTGCTTTAAATTACGACAAAATATTAAAACAGGCTAAAGATGATTTTAAAAATGGCAATCTTACAAGCTCTAGCTTTGCTGCTTTGCAAAACGCTGCAACACAAAAAGCAAATGATATTAAAAATGAAGCGTCTAGCTTTGCCCAGTATCAGCTTGAAATGTTAAAAATGGCAAATGAAATGAAAGATTTAGGTGGCGAGGCAGACTTAAATTCCATTCAGGATAAAATAGAAACTATTACTGAAGAAAATAAAAAACTACAAGAAAAGCTAGATCAAACTATAAAAGATACTTCAAATATGACTTTAGAGGAATTAAAAGAGTATAAAAAAACTCTTATCGCTCAAAGTGAAGCAGAGATTGAAAAAATGATTGAGTATTTAGGCGAAGATAGCCCAATGTCTAAGTATTTAAGAGAAACGATTAAATCCATTAAAGATGGAGCCACGCTTACAGAGACAACGCTTAAAAATTTACAATATGCCCTTTTACAATATCAAAACAATCAAGAAAATATTGATAATGACTTAAACAATGAGATTAAAAATCCTTACAAAAATTACAAAGCTTTTGCAGATGGTGGGATAGTTACACGCCCTACAAATGCTTTAATTGGAGAAAACGGCTATCCTGAGGCTGTAATTCCATTAAAAGATGGCAAGGGCTTAAAAATTGATGCAAGTGGGGTTTTTGAAAAGATAAGCTCAGCCTTTGAAAAAGCAATTAATAACGGAATGAATGTTTTAAATGAAAAACTAGAACTCATTGCTGTAAAGATTGATAATGTAGATAAAAGCGTTAAAAGAGCAAATATGGATTTAAGCATTTTAACCAAGCAAACAAGAGAAATTGCGGAAAATATTTAAAAAGGAAAAAGATGACCATAGTTAAACCTTTCGAATTTGAAGTTTTAGAAAATTTAGCTCCAAAAGATGAGACGCCTTTATGGAATAAGGAAACAACTTATAAAAGCGATGAAAAAGTGCAATTTAAAGGTTTTATTTGGGTAAGTGCAAGTGATGAAGATACACACGAAGAACCTGATGTGTATTTTGATAAATGGGTTAAATTTGCACCCACTAATGAGAACGCCTTTTTAGACGATGAACTTTCAACACAAACTATAGCCAGTAGTGATTGGAGTATTAAAATAAAATGCGATGAAAGTTTTGATTGTATTGCTTTTTTAAATCTTTTTATGTCTAAAATCACAATCGAAACAAAGGACGGTAAAATCATCAGTGAAAAAAGTATGATTTATAGAAAATCGCGCACTTGGTGGGAGTATTTCTTTGGTAAATTTAAAATCAATAAAGATGATATTATCTTTTTGCCTTTTGCAATTAGAGGTGAGATAACTATCAATTTTAAAGCTATGGGAGATGTGGCAAATTTAGGACATTTACTTATAGGCAAGAAAGAATTCGTAGGCATTACTGTTTATCCAGCAAGTAGCACTTATTTAAACTATTCTAAAACTTCGACAAATGAATGGGGTGTGACAAATGTTGTAGCAGGGAAAAAAGCAAAATATTTAGAATTTGTCGTTGCGATTGAGAAAAAAGACTTTGATTATTATGATGATTTGATTTCTCAAATTTATAATACTAAGGCTTTGTTTATAGGCGATGAAAACGAAAATGGCTTTAAAAAATTAACCACTTTTGGAATTTTAAAAGATTATTCAGCACCTTTAGAGATTGATGATTATTTGCAATACAAACTAAACATTCAAGGTTTGATTTAAAAAATTTAAATTTTTAGTCTAACACGCACTTTAATGCCTTAAACTTTTTCTAAAATCCTTTTAAAATAAAAAAGGATTTTAGATGAGTAATAACATTAGAGCAGATACTGCAAGACTTAGAAGTGTACACGAAGAAATAAATACGCTCACTTTTACAATGATTTCAAATTCCAATACTTGTAAGCGTTTTGATTGGGAGCTTGGCGAGTATTTAGAGGAACTAGATATCAGGGGTGCAAAATTTGATGAGCTTAAAACCCTTTTTAAAGACCATAATCCAAGTGTGGATAATGCAATCGCAAGGATTGAAAATATTAGGGTGGAAAATGGTGAGCTAGTTTGCGACTGTGTTTTTGCGAAAGATGAAAAAAGTTTAGAAATTTTTAAAAAATATCAAGATGGCATTTTAAGCGATGTGTCTATAGGTTATAGGGTTTTAAAACAAAACATTGACAAACAAAGCACACCTAAAAGGGTCTTGGTAACAGAGTTTGAAATTTTTGAACTCAGTGCGGTTTGGAAAGGTGCGGATAAAAACGCTAAAAAGCGCTTTGAAGAAGAAGACGAAAAAAGAAAAGTTAAAGCTTTAAGCGAGGCAAGAGATAGGGAAATCGATCTTTTGCAAAAATCAATTTTTTAGGAGTAAAAATGCAAAAAATAAGACAAGAAATTGGAAATTTACACGAGCAAATGGTGGCTTTATCAAATAAAGCTAAAAATGAGCAAAGAAGTTTTAATGCAGAGGAAAATGCAAAATATGAAGCTTTAATGCAAGATTTTGAAAACAAAAGAAAAGAACTTTCAAGAGCGGAAGCGGAATTTGAAAGAGAAAAGTATTTAAATGAAATTGTAAGCCCAGTTTTAGAAGAAAATCCACACGCCAAAAGAAGCGAAGAAGATAATTTTAATTCTTTTGTGAATTATTTAAGAAGGGGTGTAATTGATGAGAGTTTAAAAAGAGATTTAAATGAGAGTGCGAGTGATAAAGGTGGTGTTTTAGTGCCTACAAGCTTACAATCAAAAATCAGAGAGAAATTAAACGATCTAAATGTTATAAGACAAATCGCATCTGTGCAAAGCTCAAATTCAAATCAAGATATTCCCGTTTTTGATGATGTTAGCGGTTTTGATTGGATTGATGAAATGGCAGCTTTTAAAAGTGCGGATGCAAGTTTTTCAAAAGTCAGCATAGGGGCACATAAATTAGGCGGTATTATTAAAATTAGCGAAGAATTATTAAATGATAATATCTCAAATCTTGAAAGTTTTTTAATTAGAAAAAGTGCCGAAAAAATTGCTTTAACTGAAGAGCAAGCATTTGTAAATGGTGATGGGGTGAAAAAACCGCAAGGTTTAGTTAATACAAGCAATGATTTTAAACTTGCATCAAATGTGGGTATAACAAGCAATGATATCATCGATGCTTTTTTTGCTCTAAAATCAGCCTATAGAAAAAATGCAGTATGGCTTGTGAGTGATGAGTTTATGAAAGCGGTTTATAAGCTCGTAGATGGCGACAATCGTCCTTTGTGGCTTCCAGCTTTAAGTGCAGGTGGATATGACACGATTTTGGGTAAAAGGGTGGTTTATTGCTCTTCTTTAGATGGTTTTGGTGCTTTAAAAGTGCCTGCTATACTTGGGGATTTTAGCTTTTATGAAATTTGGGATAGAAATACCATGAGCTTTACAAGACTAAATGAACTTTATGCGCAAAATGACATGATAGGCATTAAAGTCAGAAGTCGCCTTGATGCAAAAATTATTATCAATGAAGCTATTTTGAAAATCTCTTGTCCTGAATAAGGAGAAAATATGCAAAAAGTAGTTTTTAAGTGTTGTTTAAGTGGCAATGTTTTTTACAAAAAAGGCGATGAGGTTTTGCTAGAAACTAGCGAAGCCTCAAGGCTTTTGAAAAAAGGTATTGTGGATTTTGTAGATCAAAAAGAAGAAATAGTAGAAGATACACAAAAGCAAAAAACATCTAAAGAAGATAAAAAAGGCAAAAAATGAGATTAAGAGCATTAAAAGAAAGCGAAAAAGAACTTATAGATATTAAAGAATTAAGAGCATTTTTAAGGCTTGATAGTGATGTTTTTGATGAAAATTTAAAGCAGTTTTTAAAAGCTGGAGCGCATGAGTTTGAAACAAGAACTAATCGTATCTTAACTTTAAATGATTATGAAGTTGATTTTTTTAATGAAAGAGTGATTTTAGCCCCTTTTAATGCCTTAAAAAATGCTAATTTTAAAGCTGAATTTAAAACAGATGGCGGTGTGCTTTATGTAATAGGTTGTGGAAATATGATAGTAAATCTTGGTTATGAGAATTTACCTCAAGATATAAACCTTTGGCTTAAAAACTATGTTTTGATGGCTTTTGATGGTGCAAATATGCCAAAAATTTCAAGTGAGCTTATTAGGCGTTATAAGATAACTTATTTTTAAAAGGCAAGGGCAATGAAAGTAAATAATTTTAAACATAGGATTAAGATTTATAAAAAAGAACAAGGTAAAAATGAATTTTTGGAAGATGATTTTACTCAAGATTTACTTTTTAAGGAAGTTTATGCAAGTTGCAAAAATCTAAGTATGGAAAATAAAGACTTAAACGACGGATTAAGTTTAATTGCTACACATGAATTTGAGCTTAGATTTTTAGAGCTTGATTTTTCTTATTTCTTGGTTTTTAGAGATGAAAAATATGAAATTTTAGGCATACAAGATGAAAGCCAAAATAAACAATTTTTAAAGATTAAAGCAAGGAAATTACAATGAAACAAATCGATGCTTTTATTTCTCCTTTACCTCCAGCGCCTGATTTAGAAAATCCTTTAAATTTCGATGAAATGGCAGATAAATTTGTGCGTGCTATGGATCCTTTTGGCAAGGAAGCAAACGCCTTAGCACAGCAAATGAACGAGTTAGCTTTAGAAACTGATAATAGAGCGCATTCTGCATTAGGTGCAATCAACGAAACTATAAAATCAGCCATTGTAGAACTTGAGAAAAAAGGTGCAGAGATTAGTTTAGAGCTTAATAATACTAAAAATTTAAGCCTAAATGAGCTTAGAGCTAAAAAAGAAGAATTAATCATCAAAGCAGAGCTTGAAATTAACACCCTTAGCCAAAACGCAATTTCGCAAATAACCAAACACACAAACGAACAAATTCAAAAAATTATCGACAATGGAGGTGGAAACGATTATCAAGAAGATAGTCAAATTCTAGCGCATTTAATTTCTTTTGAAAGAGTATTAATAGAAAAAGGAGTGATTGATTATGAAAGTAAAAAAACAGATGATAAGGAGATTTTATGATAATTTCTAGCGTAGAAGAATACAACGAATTTAAGGCTTTGGCTGATGATATTAAACAAATCAGAGACAGATATGATGGAGCTTTTGAAAATATAGACAATAAAAGCAAACAAGCTATACAAGAATTTAGCAATTTAAGCAATGAGAGTTTGAAAATTATACAAGAACAAACACAAATGGCGATTGAAAAAGTCAATGAAGCCGTTGAAGTGATAGATAGGGGTGCTGAATATAAAGTCGGTGCTGATCCTACTGATGATGTAAATCCTTTAAAAGTCGGTGTAACTTGGGTTAATACCACTACAGGCGAAATATTTATTTGTATTGACAATACTGAAAATGCAAATGTTTGGCTTAATAAATCAAAACTTGATCTTGAAAGTGTAGAGCAAGCTTTAGATGAAAGATTGACTAAAGTAGAAAAGTCTTCAGGAGCTTTTACTTTCGTGCAAAGCGAAGCGCCAGCTGAAGCTAAGGTTAATGATATATGGTTTAAGACTAGCACAGGAGAAATCTTTATTTATAGAGCCTATGAAGTGCCAAATGAAGAAAATCCACCAAGCGAAGAAGAAACACAGGGTAAAGAAGAAAGCGAAGAAGAGGTAAAAATAGAATACCGTTGGGAGAGTTTAACAGACACTAAGCTTGATATTAAAACCTTTAACGAGCAGATTGTAAATTATTTGCACTTAGAAAAAGATGCGATTTTAAAAGGGCTTATTAATTTTTCACAACTTCCAACTTGTTCTCAAAATCCTACGCAAAATAATCAATTTACAAATAAGATTTATGTGGATGGCAAGGAAAAAGGTTTAAATACCAAAATTACTAATTTAACTAATACTGTAAATAAAAAAGAAAACTCAGGTGTAGCAAAACAATTAGTGGATGCTTTAAGAACTGAACTCAAAGAAGAAATCAACAAAAATACTTCTTCGCCAAATGTCTTAAGAACAGCTTTAAAAGCAGGTAGCGGTAGGGGAAGGAATACTTATGAATTCTATTTAAATGGTGTTTTGCAAAGTGGAGCAGCCGTGTCAGATACATACCCTTATACCTCAATGGGTAATAATTCTTAAGGAGTAAATATGTTTTATATTTTAAGCCAGAGTGATAAAAAGTATTTAAATGATACCTTAGAAAAAATCAATAAAAAACTACAAGACTTACAAGGCAAAAACGAGCAAAAAGACTTAAACAAAGCAAAGCATTTAAATGAGTGCAAAAACTCATTTGAGGCTTGTTTGAATGGAAGTGATAATGATAAATATGATTTTTTCATTTATGAAATTTATACTTTTGTTTGGGGAGAGAAACAAGCAATTTTATTGCCTGAAGATGAGTTAAAGCAAACGAATTCAAAAATAGATAAAACACAAACCAATATCCCCACTCTTAAAGAATTAGCACAAAGCGTTATCAAAGAAGAAGTGGAAAATCATATTAACAATAGTATAAAAATGCAAGAAAGATTGCAAGAATTTGATGAAAACAGAATTCCTAGAAAAATTACAATCAGACAAGCAAAACTAGCTCTTTTAGAGGCAGAACTTTTAGATGACATTGAAGCAATGATAGAAAAAGCAGACAAGGCTACAAAAATAAGCTGGGAATATGCTACAGATTTTGAGAGAAATAATCCTTTAATTTTGAAATTTCAATCAGAACTTAGCTTAAGTAATGAAATTGTAGATGAATTATTTAAAAAAGCGAAAGGACTTTAAAATGCAAGGAAAATCACTAACTTTTGTGCCAAATACATATTGTAATTTTGGTTGTTCTTATTGTTATCTTGGAAAATTAACAGATACGCACTCAAGAACTGATGATATGGCAGAACAATTTAAAAAAATAGCCAAAAAATTAAAAGATGACGGCGTGATTATTATAGAAGTATTTTTGCATGGATCAGAACTCACAGCAAGTCCATACGATGATGTTAAAAAACTTTTAGAAGCTATCAATGCTTATGCAGAAGAAAATAAAGATTATATAAGACTTTTTAGCAAGCAAAAAGGTGTAAAACATTACATACATCTTAAAACTAATCTTTATAATTTAGATAAATTCTTTGAATTATTTATAAAGCATAAAGTTGGAATTAGCGGAAGTGTAGATTTGCCTCTAAGACTTCACGAAAAAAACCGAACTTTAAAAAACGGAAAGAGCACCCTAGAAAAAACACTAAAAAGTATAGAGCTTTTAACAACATATCCTTATTTCAAACAATTTTCAGCAACAATGACTAGCGAATGTTTAAATGTGGATGAGTTTTTAAATGATATAGAAAGGCTTGAAAATTTAGGATTTGATATGGCGAATGATTTTTATATTATGTTTGCTTATCAAAGTGCTAATGCAAGATCATTGTTTAAAATGGCACAAGATAAAGCCATGTTAAAATTTTATGAAGAACTAAGAATAAGACTAAAAGGAAGCAAATACGAATTTGCATTGGAGCATATTTGGTTTAGGGAATTTTTGGGAACTTATTGTGTAAGCTGTGTTAATTGTGCTGAAAATGGAAGAATTTTAATTCAAAAAAACGGCGATACTTATATATGCCATAGATCGCAAGCCGTAAAAGAATTAAAAGCTGGAAATATCTTTGAAGAGCATTTTGAAACACTAGAAAAGAAAAATATAGCCAATATACAAATAATGGAAAATACTCTTGAATTAAGTAAAGATTGTTTAGAGTGTGAATATTTCCATTATTGTAAGGTATCTTGCACGATTGAAAGAAGAGATACTGGATTAGGAAAATCTTATACCTGTGCTTTGCAAAAAGCGATTTATAAAAATAATCCTGATATATACAAACCAAATCAATATCTTGCAAAAGAACAATTAGATATTTTTTTAAAACAAAACCAGCTTTATAAACACAAAGAAGCAAGATTGCCTAATATTAGTTTTGAGCTAAAAGAAAGTAAAAATAATCTTGAAAACATTATCAAAGAAGATGAACTTTTAGCTAAGGTTTATGATAGGAGCAATTTTTATATCAGTATTAACGATGAGGTTAGTGAATTAGACTTTGAGAAAGATGATATTTGCTCCATTAGGAATTTAAAAGCTAGTGATAGGGTTACCTTGCTTATTAAAAAAGATGCTTTTTTTATTAATGACACAGAGGCAATTAATAATTGTGTTTATATGCAATTAATAGGTGGCGAAGCTCAAACTTATGGCGAAGAAAAAAGAACAAAAATTCCGCATATCGCAACAGAGTATTTATATTGGCAAAAGCTATTAAATGAGACAAAAGAAATTAATGGATATTTTGTTTATGATATTACATACTTTTTAAAAGCTAATGCTAAAAATTATAATGAAAATTTTAAAAATATCATCTTTTTTACCACAAAAAAATGCGTGAATATCATTATAAAAAACAAGTTCAAAACGCTTTTTATCATATACAAGCAATTAATTTGCCTTTTTTAAGACTTGAATTTTATTGGGAGAATACAAATGATTGAAGACTTAACCATGCAAAATTCATTAACTTTCGCAAAAGAAATTCAAAGCTTGGGCGTGGCTGGGATTAGCTTTTTAATGTTTTTAATAATGCTTTTCATCTCTTATAAGCTTTTTAAAAGCAAAATGCTTGAGTGTGCGAATGATAAAGAAAAAATCCTTGAAGTGCTAAGAAAAATCGATGATGATATCGAAAAAATTAGAGATGATATAAGGGATTTAAAATGAGTGATTTAATGGTTTTAATCGATAAGGGCGGAGTTATAGCGGTTTTAACAATAGGCTTTTTAATGGCTTGTTTTATCGCTTATGAACTTTTTAAAAAATTTGACAAGACGCAAAGTATTTTAAATGAAAACAAAAATTTCATTAAAAAAGGCGTCGATACGCAAGAAAGAATGCTAAATGAATTAAAAGTCAATAATCAAATTTCAAAAGCCCAACTAGAAAGCAGCAATAAAATTATAGAACTGCACTCAAAGTTAATCGGCGATAAGCTTGATAATATTAATCATAATATTAACGAGCTTAAATTTGAAATCAAGCGTTATGAAAATAGCGAGTTAATGCAAATGATGAAAGGAAAAGATTAATGGAACTAAAAAGAGTGATTGTAAAGCCTTCGGATAAGGATAGATTTGAACTCATGCAAGATTATGAATTTTATTTGCCTTGTTTAAATGCAAAAATCGAAAAAGGTTTTAAGAGTAATGGAGCAAATATCCCTAGACTTTTTTGGAGTATTTATCCACCAAACAAGCCTGAGTATTTAAGTGCGGTTGTAATACATGACTTTCTATGTGAGAAGGCTAAGACAAGAGAAGATTATCGCCTTGCAGACTTAGCCTTAAGAGAAGCTATGAAAGCTTTAAATTGCAATGGCTTTAAGGTTTTTGTGTTTTATCACTCTTGCAATGCTTATCACAGCGTTAAATGCTGGTTAAAAAAGGTTTTGGGTTTATAGTGGTGCGACTTTGGGCGGATTTATTCGCACAAAGTGATAGCATAGGTTTTAGTAGTTTAAGCCAAAGGTGGTATTCTAGCCCCCTTAAAAGGGGGAAGGCTTAGTAAGCCTTGACAACGATTATACATAAGAGTATAATAACAATCACTAGAATTTTATATGACATCAAATCACCGCCTTTCTGGGCGAGATTAACGCTAAAGGGTGCCACCTTTAGCGTTGCACCCACTGAAATTATACACAAAACTACTAAAACCTTTCTTTGATTAAACAAGATAAGGAAATAAAATGAGTTTAAATAATGAAACAACAAACGAAACTTCAAATGAGACATTATTAGAAAATTCAAAAAAACTTTTGCAAGATTATAAGATCATCAAGCAAAGACTAACTCAAATCATCACTAATCATATTTTACCTAGCGATGAAGCCATAGAACAAGCTTTAACAATAGGCTTAGCCAATAGAAATATCATCGAAAGAGAAGTTTTAGAAGCAGAACTTAATGAAATTTTAGCACTCATTCCCAAAGATGAAAAAATCATTTCTTTAATCCTTAATGAACTTGATAATTTTGATTTGCAAAGCAGTGCTTTAGAAAAGGCGGTAGCAAAATCTGTAAGAAGACTATGGATAGAAAAAAGAGTGCCTCAATCAACAAGAATTCGTTTTGAACTGAGTGCGAAAAATGAATATGCTGGAATACTCGGCTTAGCACTTTTTGATGATAGAAATGATGAGTTTTATATTAAATACGCAACCATAGAAAAAACCATCGCGCCATTTACTACAAGAGTGATTTTAGCTAAAGGAAGCGCAAAGAATTTAGCCCACGCCAATGGAGGCGAATTTGAAAACATACCCCAAGATTATATTTTACAAGAAAACGAATACGAGGGCTTTCTTACTTCAAGCGAAATTTATGAAAATGATGGAACACCACAATACATGTATCACAGTTTACTTTATAGCTTTTGCAAGGTTAGCAATGATGAGCCTTATAGGCATTTTATGGCAAAATCTCCTGCATGGTTTGAAATTGAACTTAAAAAAATGCCACTTTCAAAAATCAATTTTGTAGGCGATAAAGAGAACTCACTTTCAAATATCGACAATTTAGAAATATTTTTGGAAAATCAAAGCAAAGATAAAACAAGTATTTTAGATATGAAAAGCTTAGAACTTAGAAGCTTTGAAATCAAAAATTATGATTATGAAAGCGAAGAAAGTATTTTAACTAAAGAAAATTTATCTGCAATAACAAATGAGATCATTGAAGAAAATTTAGCTACAAAAAATTTCATTGACACAAAAAGCGAACAAAACATTAGCGGTAAAAAACATTTTGAAAATATCCATGTAGGTGGAGCAACTGAAGAAACTCACGCAGCCAATGCAAAATATGTAATGGACTATGTTAAAACTTTTTTTGCTAGCAAAATAGGCAAATTAGAAGATCTTCAAACGAATGCAAAAGATAATTTGGTTAATTCTATCAATGAAATCAATTCTAAAATTGACAATGGTGGTAATAACACCATAAGCGGCGCAAATGTTCTAATTGGCGAAAACAAGCCAAGCGTTAATATCAATCCTGAAAGCATAGGCAG